AGGGTTGTAATCTGTTGTAATTCCCACTGAAGTTCAGCATCTTTACGTAAGAACTCTCTATTAGCAAGAATATCTTTATCTTTCCACTGCAAGTATTTTTTCTGTGCATATGTCTTTGAAACAAACTCATTACTTGCTATACTTGAATAATTTTGAGCTCGTTGCTCGAGTCTTTGATTTTCACGCATTTCATAGAAGTTAGTAGGAACATTAAACTCTACGCTAATGTTACTATTATCTAGTTCGAGTTTCTCCCAAATACCTTTAAGCTGTAAGTGAGTAATAAAACCGCGCTTTATACCAGCTGCAAAACGTTGCTGCTGTCTGATGATAAACCTTGCCATCTTAAGTTCTTCTCTTAAGATTTCAGCACCATCTCTAAATGCATCTGCTGGGTCTAGTCTTGAAGTTGGTACTTTAAGTGAACGATAAAGTTTCTTAACAAAGTACATTAGGTCAGTTAACTCACCTAAGTTTTGACCACCAGCAAGCTGACTTACACTTGAACCTTCTGAACCTGATCTTTTCGGGAACCAGAAAGCATCAAGCATTGATTGTGGGTTAAATTTCTTAACTACATCACCCTGATCGACATCAAATGTCTTACTTGACCAGTAGTTAGCAATAAGCTTTTTAAGGTAAGCCTCTGCCTTAGGTGCAGGCATAGTACCAACATCGACGTTGAATACAAGACGTTCAGGTGCTCTAACTAGTCTGTATATAACAATCGCATCTTCAATAAGTGAAAGCTGTCTATAAGCACGTCTTGCATTTTCGAGAAAGGGTAGAATCATTGTTTTTGATTCACTCATTACACCAGAGTTAACATATATAACTTGGTTTTGATCAAGAGGAATATGCTCTACTTTTTCTTGCTTCTCGGGGTTCTTAGGATCAAAAATAGGTTTACGGTATATGAAACCTCTTACCATCATATTCTGAATATTATTATATACAGGGTCAATTAATTCAGTTGGTAGATTAATAGCACCAAGAACACCTTCTTGTATATAATCTTTATGAATAATAAGCTCGAAGAATAACTCTCCTTCGACTAATAATTGACGAAAGTATTGCCAACCTTTATTTTTAAAGTCAAAGTATTCTGCAAATTTATTAAACTCTTCATCGAGATTAGTCTTATCCTTCGATGACATCTCTACATGTCTTAACTTAAGTGTAAGTTCACAACCGTTTTCATCGGTGTTAATAGCCTCATCACACAATTCGTCTAGAGCATCAGCTACATCTGAATAGGCAGCCATGATTCTATAGTCACGTAATCTTGCGCCTTTATTCTCTTGAATATTAGCATACATTACTTGACCGAAGGAAGAGTCTTTACCTATTGAACCAATCGGTAGATTGTTATATTCATTCGATATAGAAACAGAGTTTTTAGCTAATGCTTCTGTTCTACGTAGACCCGCATCGGCGAAAACCTTATATTTAGGATTCAGTTGATTATTCTCAGTATCGATAATATTCGCGTAGGGTAGTTTATTCTGTATGAAAGCTGCTAAGTTTCTACCGAATGTAGACGATCTACCGTCGTTACCTGTATAGTTTTTATTCTGATTTGAAGTTGTATCGCCAGCCATCTACATCATATTTATTCACTAGTTACCAAAAGTAAAGTTATTTGTTATGCTATAGGTTACCAGTAAAAAAATTATTATTACTTAATAATCTTATCTAGTTAGGATCCCCAGCCTAATACGGTGAATGTATGTGGTGGTGGACCTCCGGTATAGGACTGCGAGATTATTGCGTTGATTGGTAAACAATGACTGGTATTATTAAACCAGGTATCAACTATAATTCCATTAGTTGCTGTTATAGTCCAACCATTTGCAGGTCCATACAAGTCCCATTCAAGCGTGTAAGTACCATCTGTAAAGCTACCGTCAAATAAGCTACCTGTAAGAGTTAAATATACATTTTGACCTGATCCGTATGAAGAATCGAGATTAACAACTACTGATGTTTGTTCATCTCCGCAACACAACCCGAAGCCCCCTATAACAACATACCACGGTTCGGGTCCTCCACTTGCAGTTTTAGCAAAAATTATATTTGACGGATCATCTCTGTTAGAGGTATCGCCAGATGTATAGTCTGTTGGGCTAGCAGTATTTGTTCCTACCCACTCTGTACCGCTCCACTCTAGTACAACAGTACCATCTGATAGAGGTCCTGTACCTGTTACTTGGCAAGAGAAATAACCAGCACTAAGACTACCGGAAAGCGTATAGTATCTATCTGTAGAATTTATACCGTCATAAGTAAGTATGTTAGCACATAATATTGTTTGATCCGCCGACAACGACACTGCAGAAGGGGGAATAGTAAAGGTGAAATTATTTACTAGGTTAGAGTTTGTACAACCAACAGGGTTACAAATAATAAAATTAAAATTACCGGGGTCCCGTAAATAAGGTAGATTTATTGTTATAATATTGTCGTTTACAATATTATAATATATCGGATCTAAGACAGTACCTGTCACAGTATCTGTATACGGTGGGTCAATGGTACTTACGGTACCTGTAATAGTGTTATTTGAACTTAACAATATAGTTGTAACCTTATCATAATTAGTACCATAAAACATAAAGTTATTGTTACTAGTAATTTGTTGATTTAACGAGAAATTATTTCTTATCTCATTTAGATTGCCTGATATGTTATAGAATATATTTGTTATTGTTGGTATAGCAGAAATACTAATAGTTTCCGTCTCAGTATAATTACATAGAGAAGTAACGATAGAGTTGTAATTATCGTCTGTTAATATTAAATTTTTACCTGCTGTTCTAAAGTTATTATCAATAAAGTAAATCTGCTTAGATATCTCGTTTTGATTTTTAAATAACCAACCTTTAATAGTGAATGAAGTATCAGCTATTATTCTAAACTTATCCGAGTATGTAGTATCAGTTGGCTCTGTAAGACTTATTGAACCACCCCATAATACTTCAGAACGAATTTCAACAGGGTCAAATGCTGTAGTTGCTGGCTCCTTCCACGAAAGTATAATATATGGATTATTATACGGAATAAAATTCGATAATATTTGGTCCATATCCTGCATATATCTTGCTAATATTGACATACTAACTTCGATATTAATTGGTACAGGCATCATTATAGTGCTATTATTTGCCTCACTTCTAGGGTTATAGACACTATCAAGTTTGTTAAAAACTCTTGTGGTATCTCGTGATATACCTGTAACGTTTATAGCTACTACAGGTAATGTTAAGTTATGCGCCTTGTTAACGATATCATACATTACTCGTTGTTTAGGTGCTAATACATAGCGAACTTCTATATTCTCTAATGCATTTCTATCTTTATCATACCTCTTAATTACTACATCATCAAAAGCAGCTATAAACTGTGTTAATAGATCCTTTATTTCAAAATTATAACTCTGAGACTTCACTAAGTATATTTAGTCTACACAAATCTATCCAGAAAATATTTCGGTATCTTATGTTTATACTTAACGATATTTTCTACAATAGCTGCGTCAAGAATATATGTTACACAATGATCTTTATTAGATCTCACACCACGACCACAGGCCTGTATTAATGAACTAAGCATTTTATTTGTATACCAATTAAAATCAGATTTCATCATTCTCTCTACTCGCTTATCGTTAGTAGGTAGATAGGGCGCTTTAATAATAATTTGAAAGCGTGCTAAGTCATCTTTTAGATCTACTCCATGCGACATGGAAGGTGACGCCATAATAGTAGGTTTATCAGAACTAAAATGCTTATCCAAGATTTCTTCGTTGCGTACCCCTGGTTCTCTAAATAGTATCCTCGAACATTTAACATTATCTTGTAAATACTTCGTAATAGTATTTGTCTGTGTATGTATGAGACCTTTATCGTTAGCGTGATGATCGCAAATTTGTTTAACTTGATCAGCAATCTTAGGTAAATTTGCTAACATGTTATTATAGTTTAATTTAATTTTTGTATTAGCGTAGATCGGAGCTTTCTTCGGATCAAAAGTAGACTCTGCTTCAATATATTTAAACTTATCAATACCGAGAGTTTTACAAAAATTAGCAGGGTCAATAATTGTTGCTGACATAAGAACTACTTTATCAGCATACTCAAATAGATATCTGGATAATTTGTCAACCTTAAGCGGCATAAAGTTAATTCCTTTAGCTACGCGTTCAAAAAGATACTCACTATCATGCCATGTATCTACAATAGCTCGAAGTTTACTATGAATATTCAGAAGTAAGATAACCTCATTCTTACGCTCATTAAGAGCTAAGGGGGTTTGCTTACCGCTATTGTTTGTAATTTCATCACGTAACTCTTCAACACGCTCTTCAATATCTTGACATAAGGTGTTAACCCATTTACCTACTTTACCGTAATCTGTATTACTTGGAAACGGTCTAATAATAACCATCGACTTCTTTAGAAAATCAAAATTAACTTGACATGAGAATTCCTTTACAAGTTGATCTTCTAGTTCTGATGCCTCATCACAAATAAGGTATTGCTTACGCTTTACATGTGACGGTAGAGCAAAAAACATATTATAGTTTAGAGTCGCGAACCTAGATACAAGAGCTTTATTTCTTGCGTTGTAGTATGAGCAGCTATTCTTTTTCCAACAATCTTCTTTTAGACTTTTAATATGAACACACGGAGCATTTTCTACAGTAAAGTTCTCATCGTAGCTACATTGATAGTTTGATTTACCCTTAAGGATATCTACATCATCAAATAATTCCTTATACTGATCTTGCAGAGCTTTAGTAATAGTCAAAGCAAAGGCTCCAAAAGGCTTTTCATCTTCTGCTTCGTTTTGATAACCACCCAAATTATTCTGCTTATATATTTGATATGATTCTACGAGATCAACATAATCTACAGAAGGTTCTTTAGAATCATTACCTAGAGTTTTAGAAATAAACGACTTACCCGAACCAGTAGGTGCACTACAAACTACAAATTTATAACCGTCTTCAAACGCTTGCTCAATATTTTTAATTAGTTTAACTTGAGACTTATTCGGAGTAAACGGTTCCGGAAATTTTTGTAATAAACTATTTAGCATATATAATGATTATATGCTAGTTCCCTTCTAATTCAATGGGATAATACTAACGACATTATCGTAAATTTTATGTGACGCATTTGTCTTACACGTTTTAAGTCTACCTATTACCGGTTGGGTATTGTTACATAATGAACTTACTTTATAATTTAACGTACAAATACCTTCACCGGCATAGTCAATTAGAAAGGGGTAAGGCAGCTCCAAAACTTTATTTTCTTTTTTATCAGTCTCAATATAAAACTTAATAAAATACTGCTTAATATTAAACAGTGTTAATTTACCTGTTTTTAAAACTTTATTGTCGCATTTAATTATAACTTTTGATTGAAGAAAGTTTTGCAATATCTTATTATAAATTTCTAGTGTCATGAGTTCATAAAGTTTATTTTTTGCTCGGTAGACATCGGATATATTTCATTGTTGAAGGTCTGCCAAAATTCTTCATTTGCAGGCATCTCTCTCAAAACATCAACCTGGTCAGCAGAAACAACTCTATAATTCTGCATCAATATATCCCATACAACACAAGTGTTAGTTATAGCCTCATTAACCTGCTTACCGTGTTTTGGTGGGATGTAGTTTAAGACAATTTTACCGTTTGTAGAATTTAGTAAATCATATGATTTAGTGCAAATCATTCTCCGGGTAGGTGGCTTACCTTCAACAGGCACCCTACGTGTAAATCTTAAATCTAGGACATTATTTAAAAGTAATGTCTCAAGCGTTTGCTGTGATACTATCATTTTCTTTTACTTTGCAAATTCCAAAAATTCTATTCTCGTTTAAGAATACACCGTTACTAATATTACCATGTCCTTTGACAGCTACGTTCGCTACAGTAATACCTAAGTTACTCGGAAATAAAACAATATCTCCAACTTTGGTATATTTTACCTCTGGTCCAGCAAGAATTACTCTAGCTTTTCTCCAAGCTTTTGTGATGGTGTTTGTCGGTATGTAGATACCGTTACGTATAATTCCATCACCGTCAGCAGTTAAATCGATATATTCAACAAGAATAATATCGTCTAAAATAAATGTTAATTCTAAATCTTCTAGACCAAAATCACCATCTGAATGTGAAGATAAGTCAATAAGACTTGCCATAGGTGCTAGAGTGTCAATGCTTCTTGATGCCATGTAGTTAATTATGTACTGTTTTAATAAAGTCAAGGTATATACTTACCTCGCGTTGTGAT